CTCAAATGCTTATGAATGTATCCGTCCAATGAATACGCCAATGCCTATGAGCAACCCAAAAGGCCTCAAAATGGCTATGAACAACACCTTCTCCGGTATGCCAGCCTATCCTAACACCTACGTTTTTGAAGGCATCACAGAGCAACCATTCCGTCCAGGTGACATGCGTATGTCTAAGAAGGATGATAAATGATCAATGCGCTATATGTTTGAGGTGCTCAAGAGAATGACAGTTAGGACAAAGAACCATAAGATTCGAAAGTTCATTATTTTTTCTATTTTCATCAATATGATGAACACCAAGAATTTTTGGCTCTTTGTCATATCCGCATTTAATACAAGCTTTAATCATACCGCGCTTAACCATACTTTTTCTAACAGTGGAAAATGCAGGGTTCCATTCTTCAAGATTAGATTTACTTACACAAGCCCTAGAACAGTAAACCCTTTTGTGAGACGGGGGATTTAAAAATTGCTTACTGCAATGTTTACAAGTATATTGTTTTGTCCCCTTAAGATGCTGGGCTTTATGATAACATTGTCTACTACAGTATTTGGCTTTATTGCTTCTGGAGGAAATGTGTTCAAAGTATTTCCCGCAAAGTTCACAATTTGTTTTAACCTGAACTCTCGTAAAAAGAGCTTTGCAACTTCTAGAACAATATTTTGCTGTATTGATTCGATAATTTTTAACCTTAAAATTTTTCTTACATTGTGGACAATTAATATCTACTTCAGAGGATTCCATAAATCATGCCATTAAAAAAAGGTAGTTCTAAGTCTACCATCTCAAGCAATATAAGTGAACTTAGAAATTCAAATTATCCTCAAAAACAGGCTATAGCTATAGCATTGTCAGAGGCCGGAAAGTCAAAAAAGAAACCATCCAAGAAAAAGTGAGGAAAAATGAGCAAGAAAGCGAGCGTACCAAAGCTTAAACAGACCAAGAAACCAGAAAAGTCGGGTTTTAAAACAGGCGAGCAGGGTAAGGTTTGGGGCAAAGAGTATAATGATTGGATCCCATCCCTATATTTATCCCCAGTAAGATGAGGTTTTAATGGATTACGTCAAGGATGATGAGTGGGGCTTGTTCCCAAACTTTAAAAAGAGTGAGTTTGTGTGCCATCACACTGGTTTATGTTTGATGACTCATAAAATGATGTACACCTTGCAAGACATACGCAAAGAGTATGGCAAGCCAATGACAATCAGCTCAGGTTATCGTGATGTTTCACATCCAGTAGAGCGGAGTAAAACGCAGCCTGGTGAGCATTCATTGGGTTTAGCTGTTGATGTGTTAGTTCATGGATATGATGCGGCATTGTTAACGATGATTGCGGTTGAGAAAGGGATTAAAAGGATTGGAGTTTCACAAAAGGGTGACTTTAGCGAGCGATTCTTGCATCTTGGGATGGGTGATGCTGTAGATCCACGGTTTCCGGTGTCGATGTGGAGCTACTGATCATGCGATATCTTTAGCACCTATTTGTTAGGCATGTTATCATTGTCCCATGACTACATGGACGAAAGAACAAGAGCAGTGGCTAATTGATAATTATCCTATGATGGGTAGAAAAGCTTGTTGTGAATATCTTGGGAGATCTGATGCAAGTATTCGACAAAAGACATCTACACTTTGTTTAAAGCAAGATAAATCCTCACCATTTTTTAAAGACTGGCAAGATCGCGCCGCAAAATCAAAAGTTGGAAAGAAACGGCCAGACCAAGCCCTAGTCATGAGAAATCTTCACGCTCAAGGCAAATTAGTCAAAACTGATGCACAGAAAAAAGCGCTTAGCATTAGAACAAAACAATGGATAAAAGATAAAGGACATCCACGCGGCTCATTAGGCATGAAGCATACTCCTGAAAGTTTAAAAAAGATGTCTAACGCTTCAAAAGAAATGTGGAAAGACAGGGAAAGTTACTTGCGCAGCGATGAATACAGGCAAATTCTCAGCGATAGAATGTCAAAACAACAAGCAGAAAATAAGCTTAGAAAAGGATATTCAAGAGGTAAGCAAGGAAAGCGCGCTGATTTAGATGACAGATATTTTAGGTCTGCATGGGAGGCTAACTTTGCTCGTTACTTGAATTTCCTCATTGAAAAAAAACAAATATACAAATGGGATTATGAGGTTGATACATATTGGTTTCACGAAATAAAGAGAGGAACCAGATCTTATACGCCTGATTTCAAAATTTGGGACACGCCAAACTCTGAACCCTATTATATTGAGGTCAAAGGATGGATGGATCAAAAAAGTATCACCAAATTAAAAAGAATGGCTAAATATTATCCTGACATCAGAATTGATATAGTGGCAAAAAAAGAATACAACGAAATCAAAAGCAAACTTTCTCGCCTAATCAAAGGTTGGGAATAAATGTTAGTTAAAACCATCGACTACTTTCAAGACATCTTTAAGGCTTATCCGCATCAACTTGAGTTCTTTCGCGCATTTTTCAGCTCTGATTCTCGATACTTCATGGAAAAGCTCCACAGGAGGGCTGGTAAGGACGCTCAAGCCTTTAATGCCATATGGCTCTATGCTTCACTCTATCCTGGTAACTACGTCTATACGCTTCCTAAAATCGGTCAAGCGAGGAACGTTGTTTGGGAGGGTAAAGATTTAGAAGGTGAGCGTTGGATCAACAAAATCCCCAAACATCTCATCAAGTCAATGAACCAAAGCCAGTGCAAAATCTACTTTAAGAATGGTTCTATTCTTCACATCACCGGCGCTGACTCTTTGATGAACTCCCACCTAGGTTCAAACCTTCGGGGGATCTGCATGTCTGAGTATCACAAGACCTCACCCGCCATCTGGGACTACGTAAGACCCATCATCAAACGCTCCAACGGCTGGGCTATGTTCCTCTTCACTGCCTACGCTAAGGGTCATGCCTATCGTCTAATGCAAGCCAATATAGATAACCCTAACTGGTTTTGTAGAACACTTACAGTCGATGATACCCGTGATAACGAGGGAAACTATATCTTCAGTCCCGATCAAATACAGGAAGAACGCGAATCAGGGATGGATGAAGCCCTCATTCAACAAGAATACTATTGTTCTGAAGAAGCAAGCATAAAAGGTACCTTTTTTACCCAAGAACTAACCAAAGCATTCGATGAAGGCCGAATAAGGAAATCAGTTGAAGTTAACCCCCATCTACCTGTCTTCACCTCCTGGGATATCGGTAGCCGTGATACTAATTCAATTTGGTGGTTCCAGAAACAGGGTGATAAGTTCGTCTACTTCTATCAGCATGATAAGAACTACGGCTCTCTTGATTACTATGTTGAGCTACTCATAAACATCCGTAATAAGTTCCAATTTCACTCCTATGGCTGTCATTTCTTACCTCACGATGTCAGCAATACCGAGTGGACAACAGGAAAGACTAGGCATCAAGCTTTAATGGAGCGTGGGCTTAAAATCAAACCTGTGCCTAGATTGAAGGTCATGGAGAGGGTGCAGGTTGCCCGATCTGCTTTTAAGAACATTATTATTGATGCCATCAACTGTAAGACTGGACTTGAAGCTCTGACTGTTGCTCGCTCTGTTTGGGATGAGAACCGCAGGACGTTTACAGCGGATGAGGAACACGATTGGAGCTCACATCCTAGTGCAGCTTTCCAGTACGGGCTTGTGGGTTGGTATGATAGTTATGCTAAGCCAGAGCTTAAGAGAGTCGTAAATTATCAAAGAACGGAAGGAACTTATTGATATTTTGTGCATGAACTATTCGGGATTATCGAATAGTTCAAAAGGTGCCAGCTTCCTGGAGTTGAACCAGGCTACCCAATCACTCACCAGTGTCTGCGAGATCGGATACTTAAGCTGGCTTATTTTTTATCATTCCAAAGCAGAAGTTTAAAAGCTAATTCCACAGCCCATTCTCTGATATGAATAGCCTGATCAAGTGAATACTCAACAGGATTATCAGCATTTCTTACATATGTGTTTGCAAGAATGCCATCAACCATCTTATCAAGAATGTCTAGTCTTTTCATTCCGATTGATAAACAAATATCTTCAGTTTGTACCCGATCTATCATTCTTCTTTAAACTCATCATTCATTGAACCGCTTTGCATAGCTTTTTCAATCTCACTTAAACGCTCTGTGAGTTCCGCTGTTTCTGTGATCTTCTGCGCCACATCTAGCAATTGCCCGAGCTTAAGCGCTTCATCCGGCGTTATAATCCCTTCACTAAGAGCTTGTAGGATTGTAGTCATCTGATTCTTGATAGAACCGGCAGGATCGAACTCAGGAAGCTCTACAAGCCTCGAATCGGGCAGCTCATGACTGTACTTCATCACCGCTTGCCATGCTTTCATGTTTATCCTAGGCCCACCCGGCTCATCTTTTGACCCAGGGTACTCAATCATGTTCTGATGCAAGACCTCAGTCATGTACTTTTTAGCCTTCTCCTTGCCCAATGCATACGCTAACCGGAAATCAGGATACTGTTTAAGCCAATTGTAAAATAACTGTCGACTGATGTTCTTATCAGAATTGAAAGTCTCAGTTCCCCGGCCATTCGCCATCACAAGCACTAAATCTATACAATAAGATGGCTTATAAAGCTTTGGCTGCCAATCCTTCCATTCCCTGCACTGCTTTCTTGGCTTCTTTGGCTTTTCTTCAATCATAGTCTCACTCATAAACTTGCTCGGTAATATTATCTA